GAACGTGTGTTCCTTGAGCCTATCCTGAACGCAATGCTTGAAGTAGCTCGTCGTAACATGGACTACGAAGACACAGCTAAGGTCTTGAACGAGGACACAGGTCTGTATTTCTTCACACAGATTACTCGTGATGATCTACGGTCAAACGGTAAGATCGTACCAATGGGTGCTCGTCACTTTGCTGAACGTGCTCAACGTGTACAGAACCTCACGACTATGTTCCAGATCAAAGCTTCTGATCCTTCTGTTGCTTCTCACTTGTCAGGTAAAGAGTTTGCTCGTTTGCTTGCAGATGAACTAGGTGAACCAGCCCTGTTTGGTGAGAACATTGCAGTCTCTGAACAGCTTGAAACTCAGAAGGTCGTCACAGACGCACAGGTCGAGTTTGAAGCCGAACAAGAGGAAAAGGTAGAGCAGGGTATGCAACAGCTAGAGGCTGCACCACAGCAAGCCCCTGAGGAGCCTATTGAATGAAGGCGGCTTGGTTCAAGGAATGTAAGTCAAAGAAACAAAAAGAAGCGGTAGCCCAGACACTCCAATCTAACAGAGAGAGTCTAGACCGCCTCAAAGAAATCCTAGAGCCTATGCTTAAGGATACTACCCCTGCCGCAGACTATGACTCACCTTCGTGGGCATACAAGCAAGCAGATCGTAACGGGTTCAATCGAGCAGTGACCACTGTGTTGGACTTGATAAACTTAGACAAGGAATAACAATGAGTGTATTTTCTGAGGAACAGGTGACCCCTGTAACGCAGAGTCAACAAGAAATCACCAGTGAAGCGCCAACCAGCCCTTCCGTTCTAGGTGATCTTGTAGGAGATGGACGTAAGTTCAATGATGTAGAGGCGTTAGCAAGGGGAAAGCTAGAAGCTGACAGGTTCATCGAACAGATGAAACAAGAGAATGCTTCACTAAAAGCTGACCTAGATAAACAAACTTACAAACTTGGAGTTACAACTAAGATGGAAGAAATGGCCTCGGAACCCACAACCGAACTTCTTGATCCTAATAACAACATGAGTGGCACTTCGAATACAGCTAACACCCAGCCTAGTTCGAGTGAAGCTAACATTGAGAGCCTAGTAGAACAGACCCTGATGAAACGAGAGCAGGAAAGTGTTACTAAGAATAACATTGCTGTCGTAGAGGCGGAACTTGAAAAAGCCTACGGAACAGAAGCTGCTGCTACAGTGCAGCAAAAGGCTGCTGAACTAGGGCTATCACTGTCAGAACTACAGGTTATGGCTGCTAAGTCACCTGCTGCTTTTATGCAGTTGCTTGGTCAACCAGCACCTAAGCGTTCTCCAGTGATTCAAGGGAGCATTCGTACTGAAGGTTCTACAATGCAAGCATCCTCTGAAAAGGACTTTGGTTACTACCAGAGACTTCGCAGAGAAAACTCGACACTATACTATAAACCCACTACCCAAAGGGCAATGATGGCAGATGCAGATCGTCTGGGTAGTAACTTCTACAAATAAAGGAATAAGAAAATGGCTGGTAACACAGTAGCAACACTGGCACTTGCTAAACGTGCCGAAGTTTGGTCCGCCGAACTTAAAGAAATCTTGCGTGACGAACTGCAAGGTATGAAATACGTCAACTGGTTGAGTGATTTCCCTGACGGTGATACATTCAAGATTCCATCCTTGGGTGACGCAACAGTCGCTGACTATGCTGAAGATACAGCAGTGTCTTACACACCGATTGACGACGACCAGTTCACCTTCACTATCACTGACTACCTTCAGTCAAGCAACTACATCACTAACAAAGCGATGCAGGATGTCTACTACTCCAACCAGATCATGTCTCAGTTTGTTCCACTTCAGGAACGTGCTTTGATGGAACGTCTGGAAACAGACATCATGAAGCTTGCACAGACTGGTCAAACAGCTGCTAACCCTAACGACATTAACGGTGTTGCTCACCGTATGATCGGTTCAGGTACTGGCGGTGTTATTGCAGTCGAAGACTTCGCAAAGGCTCTTCGTGCATTGAAGACTGGTAAAGTACCACAGCGTAACCTCGTGGCTATCGTTGATCCATCTGTTGAGTTTGAGATGAATACCCTCTCTGCTTTGACATCTGTATCTAACAACCCACGTTGGGAAGGTATCGTCAATACTGGTATCGCTTCTGGTATGTCCTTTGTTGCTAACATCTACGGTTTTGATGTCTATACATCTAACTACCTTGCAACGAAAGCTTCAGAGACTATCAGTGGTGCTGCTGCTCCAGCTAACGCAATCAACAACTTGTTCTTCTCAGCTGACCAAGCTGTGTCGCCGTTTGTTGGTGCATGGCGTCAGATGCCTGAAGTGGACACAGAGTACAACAAAGACTACCAGCGTACAGAGTTCGTTACTACTGCACGTTATGGTATGAAGCTGTACCGTCCAGAGAACATGGTTTCTGTTCTTACAAAGCCAATGGCTTAAGCTATAATACAACGGGAGGGGAGAAATCTCCTCCTGTTACTCTTTTTAACTTGACAACTATTACACCTGTGTGTATAATAGTCTTAACAAGTCCCCCCTGCTAAGGATACTTAATATGGCTAACGTAGAACATTCATCCCTTACTGGTAGTGCCTTGCACGAACCTAAGGGTGTAGCCGCAGCTAACAGTGGTGAAGTCTATGTAGCCAATGGTTCTAACAGTGGTACGTGGCAACCTATCCACAGACACTTAGGTGCTGCTACCGCATTTAATTCTTCTTCCCCCTATGCCTACTCCCTAGATACAGATATAGCTGAGAAGTTCTTATCTCCTCCTATTTCTTCATCCCTTGTATCAGGCTTCACAGTTGTTACTTCGCCTAACCTAAGATTTCAGTATAACGATGCTACAAGTCTTACAGGTCTTGTCAACGTAACAATGTCCTCTACTCAGGCTTCGGGTCCCTCTCACGAGATAGAGTGGGCCTTGTTTAAGAATGGCACAGAGATTGTAGGCTCACGAGCAATCCGCACTATTGGTACAGGTACTTGGGGTTCTATCAGTGTGACGGGCCTTACTGCTCTAGCACAAAACGATTACATTGAGATTAAGACTAAAGCTAGTGCAGACAACGTAGACGTTAATTACGCAAACATCTATGTTTCTATTATTGGAATGAGTGCATAACATGAAAATGACTCTCCTTCAAATGGTCCAGAATATCTTGTCCGACATGGATTCGGAGGAGATCAACAGCATTTCAGATTCTAACGAAGCTGGACAGATTGCTGCGGTAGTAGAAAATACTTACTTCGCAATGATTGCTACTCGTGACATTCCTGAGCACTCTCAGATAATTAAGCTTACATCTTTTTCTAGTTCTGTCAGACCTACTCACTTCTCTTTCCCCTCCCGTGTAAAGAACATTGAGTTTCTAGACTACAACGTAACTGAGACAGTAGGTGGTGTAGACTACCAACGTCTTATCTACTTGGAACCAGATGAGTTCTTTGCTTTGTCAGACGGTAGAGATAGCCTTGCATCTAACATCTTGCAGGTTGATGACGTACAAGCAGACAGTATCTTGCTTATTCGCAATGACGTCATGCCTAGCTACTACACATCTTTTGATGATGAGAACGTAGTCCTTGATGCCTACATGTCTACTGTAGACGCAATCCTTACTTCTGCTAAGACGAGAGCTTACGGTATTAAGTACCCTACGTTTGACGCCTTTACAGATAGCTTCACCCCAGACCTTGACGATGTAATGTTCCCTTACCTCTTAGCTGAAGCAAAGTCTACAGCAATGTCTTTGTTTAAGACTGGCACTGATCCTAAGATTGAACAGACAGCTAGACGTCAAAAGGTCTATGTACAGAATGATCTACACAGACTGAATGTAGGAAGGCCAAAGAACAATTATGGAAGACGTTAAGTTAGTTAAAAGTAAAGACGGTCAAGAGATTAAAGTATACAGCGATAAGACAGAAAAGGCCTTAGTAGTTTACAAACCTCAGGATGGTTTTAAGTTCTACGCAGTTAAATACGAGAACGGAGCACAAGTTCCTAGTGAGTTAAACGGACAGTGGACGGGAGTTGAAGGAGCCTTAAAGGCTGTAACTTCACATTTAGCTCTCAAGAAACCCACACCTCGTAAAGCAGTAAATGACAGGTCCAAGGCTCGTAAGGCCGATAAGGAAAAACTAGATGCCTCAGAGCTTAATTCAGAGAACGGTTAATACCTTTGTCAAGGGTCTCATCACTGAGGCCTCTGAACTTACGTTCCCTGAGAACGCATCTGTGGATGAACTTAACTGTTCTCTGGAACGGGATGGTACAAGACGTAGACGTAAGGCTGTTGCTTTAGAGACAGGTGCAGTTACGAGTGGCGCAGTCATTCCACAGGGCGGTGTCTTTCAGACGACTACGTGGTACAATGTTGCAGGACAGACTAACCTAGAGTTTCTTGTAGTACAGAACGGTAAAGACCTTACCTTTTATGAGAAAGCTTTAGACCCTCTTTCTGCTCAAGTAGTAAGCAGTGCTTCTGTAGACCTTTCGACCTACTCAGCAAACAACAACCTTTCCCCTTCTGAAGAACGTATTCAGGTTACATCCTTGAATGGTGTTCTCGTTGTTGCCTCTCCAGCTATTAACACAATCTATCTTGAGTACGATGCAGCAGGTTCTCCTAACAAGATTACAGCTACAGCTATTGAGTTTAAGGAGAGAGACTTTGAGTGGCAGGGTTCTGTAGATGAAGTAACGGATGAGTACTTCGAAGACAAAACTTCTCCCTCTAACCAGAGAAAGTACGATACAGAGAACGTAGGCTGGGTTGGTACTAAAGGTTCTGCTGCTCTAACAACGTATCTTGGTAGTCCTAGTACTTACCCTCCCTTGACCCATGCTTGGTACTCAGGTAAGGATGCTGCTGGTGCTTTTAGTAAAGCAGACTGGCAAGAAATCTACACTGGTTCATCACTAGCGGCCCACGGTCACTATGTACTAGACGTCTTTAATAAGGTTCGTACAAACAGTATTCCTACTGAGGTTGAGACAGGTAGGTTCCGTACTGTTGCAGCCTATGCAGGACGCATCTTCTATGCGGGTATTGACTCAGCTAAGAACGGTGGTAAGGTCTACTTCTCTAGACTAACTGAAAACATTCGTGACATTGGTAACTGCTATCAGGTCAATGACCCAACATCAGAAATCCTTTCTGACTTGCTGGATACAGACGGGGGTGTTGTTAACATTCCAGATGCCCACAACATCCGCAAGTTGTATGTACTAGGTGCATCACTTATTGTGTTTGCTGAGAACGGTGTCTGGGCTGTTGCTGGTGTTGACAACGTGTTTCGTGCTACAGAGTTTGCCATCACCCAGATTTCTGATGTAGGTATTGTTAACGAGAACACTTTTACAGTTGGTGGTGGCGTACCTATCTGGTGGGCCAAGACAGGTATCTACGCAATTCAAGCTAGAGAAGGCTTAAACGTACCTTCTGCTAACAACCTTTCTCTTTCTACAATTCAAACTCTCTGGAATGAAATTCCTAACGAGAAGAAGGCTCAGGCTTTTGTAGAGTACGACCAAATCAACCAACGCATTTACTGGTTCTACCCTGACAAAGACGAGAGTATTGACTATAAGTACAACAATGTTCTTGTTCTTGACTTAGCCCTTCAAGCCTTCCATCCTTGGAAAGTATCAGACGGTGCAGCTGGTCACTACATTGTAGGCACTTCCTACTTCAGTGGTCTAGGTTCTACCTCTACAGAGACACAGGTTGTTAACGGTGTTGATACAGTTGTTAACGGTTCTGACAATGTTGTAGCCACTCTCTACAGAGACTTTCTTCAGGGTGAGACTGAGATTAAGTTGCTTGTCAGAAACGGTACTGATAGTAAGATGACTGTTGCTAAGTTTTCTGGTGACACATACCTTGACTGGGGTGATGCGGACTACAGTAGCTTTGCTGAAGCAGGTTATGACTTCATGGGAGGCATGACTACATTTAAGAATGCTCCTTACGTTACAACTTACATGCGTGTAACTGAGGAAGGGTATGTCGTAGATGGGGCAGGTTATGCCTTCATCAATCCTTCAAGCTGTAAGATGTCAGTATCTTGGAACTTAAGTAAGGTAGGTTCTACTCCTAGAGAAATCTATAAACTGAAAGATGTACCAGTTGTAGACCCTTCTGATCTTAGCTCTATCAACTACCCGACTAATACAGTGGTTACCAAGTCTAAGGTTCGAGGTAGAGGACGTTCAATGAACCTACGGTTCGAGAGCACAACAGGTAAAGACTTCCACTTAGTAGGCTACGAGGTAATCGGTGCAAGAAACTCAGGAATCTAAGATTAGAAAAGCTACAGAAGACGATCTTCTTGATTGTCTCATCCTCTTCAAACAATTCCATAAAGAGTCTAAACTGCCTTACTCGTGGGATGCTAAGAAAACACAGGAAGTATTCTTAAAAACTTTGCCAATGAAAGAAGTAGAAACTTTTGTAGCAGAGGTAGACGGTGAGATTGCAGGTTACCTAGTAGGGCAAGTAACAGAGCCTTTGTTTTCTTCTCAGAAAGTAGCCTCAGAGATTGCATGGTTTGTTAGCAAGGACTACCGACACACTAAGGCAGGGTTCAAACTTATGGCATTCTATGAAAGCTGGGCAAAAGAACAAGGTGCTAAGTTTATAGGTATGGCTTACTTAGAGAATATCGCAGACCTTAGTAAAGTTTATAAACGAATGGGTTACTCAAAAGCTGAAACTCATTACATGAAGGAGCTATAGAATGGCTATTTTTACAGCAATTGGTTCGTTAGCAGGGCTTGCAGGTGGTGCTGCCTTTGCAGGTGGTGTAGCAGCGGTAGGTGCAGTTGCAGGTGTTGTAGGTACAGTACAGGCTGGTAAAGCAGCTAAGGAGTCTGCTCGTCTACAACAGAGAGCACAAGACCTTCAACAGAAGAGACAACGTAGAGCAGCTATTCGATCTAACATGATTGCATCTGCTAGGGCTAGGGCCTCTGCTGAAGCATCTGGAGTAGCTCAGTCTTCTGGTCTGCAAGGTGCGGTAGGTGCTGGACGTTCTCAACTTGGTTCTGAACTAGGCTTCGGTACACAGATGAGTGGTCTTTCTGGTCAGATCACTGAACTAGGTATTAAGCAACAAAGAGCCAGTCAGATTGCCAGCCTAGGGTTTAGTGCTATGAACTTTGGTATGTCTGGTCAGGGTCAACAGTTCTTTAGTGGCATTAGTGACGGTTTTACTCAGAGAAGAGTTGATCGAGCAGCAGCCTCCTCTATGAATCAAAGCAGTTCCTACAGAAGTTCAATCACAGGATATTAAGGAAGATAACTAAATGGCTAACATTCTTTCCTTTGAAGATACTCTAACAAGTTTAGAGGAACAGTTCGGTGAAGAACCTCAACAGGCTCCTGTTAGGGTTGATCCTGAGTCTCCTCGTGAACAAGCTATTGTTGACCAACAGTCTACCATTCTTGAGGTAGACCCTGTAGAGATTTCTAATGCGAGGGTTGCTGGTGACTTTACCCATGAAGACTTGTTACGCCAATACCCTAACTCAGAAAATTTTCTAGAGACCTTGTTTGCTACTGGCATTCCTGTTGAGGAAGCAGCCGAAAGAATGAGAGACTTCCAAGAACGTCAGAGTAAAACTGTTGGTGTTAGAGAGTATTTCTTTAACAGCATGATGATGACTGACGATGGAGAGATTGACCCACAGGGTCTTGGGATGTTAAGTAACTACGATTGGTTATCTAACCGTATTGAAGAGAGACTTGAGGCTAATGATCCCTCTACTTTTCGTTGGATTACTGCTGGAACTATTGATTTTCTCAACTGGATTCCCCTTTCTCTTAAGAACATAGCTAGAGATGACGAAGACAAAACTATTGAGTTCGCAGAAAGTCTTACTATGGAACCAGAAGCCTTTAAGGCCTACTGGGAAGCTGAACTCGACTCTGCTGAAAGAGAAGGTATCTTTAACATCAGAGAATACGAAAACCTTAGAGAGGTTCAAGTACAGTTAGAAAACTTTGGTACAGACCCATCGGCTGATTTTAAGCAGTTCATGGGTATGGCAGAAATTGCTACACTTGGTCTTTCCTCGAAACTTATTAGGGCTGTAGGTAGATCAGGAGTTAGGGCTACTAGTGGCCTTCCTGATGCTACTAGAGAAGTCTTGCGTAATCTTATGGCTAGACGTTCTGCTACAGATGCAGTTACAGCTACGAGAGGTGCAGATGCAGGGGCAGATGCTACAGTCCGTCAGATGAACACAGGTGCTGCTCCTGACAATGTTTCGTTCAAGGTTGGTCCTAGTACTATGGACCCCTTCCAAGGACCTACCCGTCCAGTAAACATGCCTAACTCTGCTCGTACTACTCAGGGTACATACTCTTCTACTTTGTTTGAGAAGATGGCTACTCTTATGAAGTCTCCTGTTTCAGGTAGAGCATTTTCTATTGAAGCTATCCAAGAGGTTGCAGAGGGTGTTGTAGCTAGGGTTGCTAAAGTGTCTAACAATCCTACAGCTGCTCTCTACAGGACTCTAGATGAGGGTTCTGACCTGTTCACAGTTACTGTTCGTCTTGGAAATTCCATTGATGGAAGAGCTTTCCCTACTAGAGAAGCAGCACTAAAAACAGTAAACAACAGTCCTGACTACAAAGTAGTAGAAGCACCTAGAGTTATTCGTACAGATACAGGTGAGCCTGTGCTGAAGATGAGTGATGTTCCTGCTGGTGTAGAAGCAAAGGTTCAACCGAAAGGGTTTTACCTTGAGTACAGTGAACGTCTAAATACTCGTAGACTTGCTGATGCTCTTGAGGATGTAAACCCAGCAGAGAATGCCTTGAAGAGAGCAATAGCTGGTATTATCTCCGCACCTCAGACAGCCCTTGGTGGACGTCTAGGTTTCCTGATTAACGCAGCAGAGGGTGTTGTAACAAGGTTCTCTAAGTTTGCTGATCAGTCCTTCAAGGATGTCCGTGCTCTTTCTAAGGGAGAGTTTAAGGAAGTTGAAGGTATTATGACAGGCTACCGTGACGGTATCCTTGGTGACATTGACACAGGCCTTGCTGCTGTTAGGGGTGCTCCTACTCATCCTGAGTTCATCAGAGACTTCTTTGCTTTGTACGGTAAGACACCTACAGAAAAGCAACTTAAGGCTTACAATGCCCTAACAGACATCAACAACGCAGCATGGAACATTAAAGCTACAGACATTCTCAAGAGAGTAGCTGAACGCAATGGTCGTACTGTAAGGGTATGGCAGGAAGGGTCCAAAGGATACGACTCAATCGGTGTCTTAGTTAGTGAACTTCCTGAGAACACTGTTGTGTTTAGTAGACTGACGGGCCAAGTAAACCCAAGTCAGGTTGGTGAGAGAGTTGTCTACAAGCTTGATGAACCCTTTGAGGCTGCTGATGGTATTAAGTACGATCACGTAACTGACGTTGTTTCTACACGAGTACCTCTTAAGTCTGATGTACTTGGCTATAATGTAGGTGGTCCTCGTAACAACGATAGGCTCCGTCACTTTATCGGTACAAGCTATGACGAAACACTAGCTGGTGGTCGTAAAGTAACTGGTGGTTTCCGTACACTGCTTGGTTCCTTCAGCATGAAAGAAGCTAAAACAGCTAAGACACAGCTTAACAATATCGTAGATTCTTTAGCTCCTTTCATTGCCTCAAGAGGTTTGAAGGGTATACGGAAGCTTGACCTGTCTGGTGAAGACCTTGCTAAGGTTAATGCAATCATTGCTCGTAATAACAGCTGGAACCCTAACGTAGTAGACTTTGCTACTCTTAAGAGAGTTGCAGCTGATCACAACGAGAGCTTCACTAACCGTTTTGACATTAAGGCTAGAGATGCTAAAGTAGAGTCATCTATCCCTGAAGGCGCAGGGATGAACATGGGAGAGTACCAGTCTATGCGGGTAACCCGTAGACGTGGTGACACAGCCCCTATGACCTACGGTGGTGGACGTACCATCAACCAAAGCCCTATCGAAAACATTGTAGAAC